AGTCTTATCGAGCATTTCTTCGACAGCGGAAACGTGCAGTGGTCGCCGGATCAGGGCATGCACGAAGTGGACTTTCTGTATTCGTCCTTCGTGTACCGCGCCGGCATCGTCGACTACAAGCATCGCATGAGCCCCGCGGCGTTCCACGAAGAGACCATTTTTACGCACCGCCTCAAGCGTGCGGGCTACCGACTGATTGCTGACACGTCGATTCATACCCATCACTTCAAAGCGCCCAGCGGCGGCACGCGCGACAGCGATCTGGAATGGGCGTATGCGTGGGATCACAACGAGTTCATGCGCGTCATGGAGCACGAGTTCGGCGTCAAGCTGATCCATCTGGGCGTCGGGCTGGGCGATTGCCTCGCATTCAAAAACGTACTACCGCAAATCAAGGCCAAGTTTAAAACCGTGGTGCTGGGCAGCGTGTACCCGGAAGTGTTCGAGGACGATCCTGACTTGGTGATCATTCCCTACGACAAGGCGCGCGAGAGCAGTTCGGACAACGTCTACGATTTCATGGCCGAGCGCAAATGGCGCGGGCACCTGATCGACGCATTCAGGGAGATGTACGCCGCATGATCGTCATTCATCCGCACGCGCAGAAGATGCGCAATGGCATGCCGAATGCTAAGAATTTTCCCTACTGGCCACAGCTGATCACGCTGCTGGATGCCGACGTAATTCAGATCGGCGTCGAGGGCGAGGAAGAACTGCCGCTGGTGCAGGACTTTCGCCAGGGACTCAAGCTAAAAGAAGTGCGCGCGCTGCTGGAGCAGTGCGACTACTGGGTGTCGGTGGATTCGTTCCTGCCGCACTTGGCGCACCACATCCCAAAGGCGGGCGTGGTGATATACGGCGTAAGCGATCCAACCATTTTCGGCTACCCGGAGAATTTAAACGTGCTCAAGGATCGCAAATTTCTGCGCGCGTCCCAATTTTCAATTTGGGAAGAGCAAAGCTATTCGCCCGAGCCGTTCCTGGGTCCGAAGGAAATCGCCAAGGCGATCGAGCAGTGGGCCGCTGACCGCGTGATCGCGCCCAAGCTGCATGTGGTGAGCGGGTGATGTGTCGGCCTCGCTGGGATTCTTCGACCCCGAACTGTGTTCGGCGTGTTGGTTCGACTCGGAGGTCAGCGAACTAGCCGCGTGGTTCGATCCTGATCTGATCGTCTGCGGGGTTGCGGTTGCCGAAGAAGAAGTTCTAGCCGGCAAGTGGTCCAACTACCGCAGGAAGCGCCGCCAGGGCGAACTCGAGCTGGTGATGGCGTGGGAGTACGAAGGCACGGGCGGGCTGGAATTCTCCGGCGACGCTTGGTGCCTGCATGTCAGCGCGCCGCAAGTGGTGCGCTATAGATTCATCGGCGCAGGCGGCGTGACGCTCCACCACGGGGCCGCGTCGGTCCTGGCTGTCTCCTATAACCGCATCTTGCACCAAGCCGCTGGCGGCGTTCCTGCGCTGGCTGGCGCGGGTGCGTTCGCGCATGCGTGCAAGCCGCCGCATGTTCTACGCATTGGTGGCCGTGGCGCGCTGGCGCCGTGGTCCGGCGGTGCATCCATTGAAACAGGGCGCAGAGGTCTGTCGCTAGTATTTTCCAAGGAGTCCGCACATGCTGGGCTATCGAATCCGCGCCAAGGCCGAGGGCGCAAGCAAAGGCAAGACGGGTGAAATCCTGATCTATGCCGATATCGGCGGCGGTGGGTGGTTCTCAGAGGGCATCGGCGCTAAGCAATTCGCCGACGATCTCAAAGCGCTGGGCAAAGTAGACACCCTGCAAATCCGCATCAATTCAGCCGGCGGCGACGTGTTCGACGGGCTGGCCATTTACAACCAACTGCGCCGACACGAAGCGCGCAAGGAAGTGAGCATCGACGGCATGGCGCTGTCGATCGCTTCGGTGATCGCGATGGCGGGCGATACTGTATCGATGGCAGCCAATGCCATGATGATGATTCACGACCCGTGGTCGATCACGATGGGCACGGCGGGCGACTTCCGCCAGCAGGCCGACCTGCTGGATCAGATCAAGGAAAACTTGGTCGTCTCCTATCAGCGCAAGGCGAAGATTTCCGAGCAGCAAATCCGCGACATGATGTCCGAGGAAACCTGGCTGCGTGCCTCCGATGCCGTTGAGGAAGGATTCGCCGACCTGGTGACGCCCGACCTAGCCATCGCTGCGCGCTTCGATCCGACCCGCTTCAAGAACGTGCCGCCTGAGATTCGCGCCAAAGCCATGCGCAACGCAGAGACTTCAACACCGCGTGCCGATGCTGTTCGCGCACGCATGCAGCAAATGCAGGAGCGCGCCCAACCGCGCGCCTAAACCAATCGCCGCGCCTTAATCGGCGCTACGCGTAACCCAAGGGCCCGAGTTTTCGGGCCCTTTTTCTTTTTAGACAGGAGTGCATCATGCTAAAAGCGAAACTGTCGATCCTGACTGCGGCGATGGCAGTAGCAGCGTTGCAACCAACGCCATGCCAAATGCCACAAGGCAACGCCGGCGAGCCAACGATTGACGATCTGCGTCAACGTCTGGGTGAACTGACCGACCGGGCCAAGGGCCTGCAGGACAAAGCCGATCAGGACAAGCGCGACTTGACTGCTGAAGAGGATCAAGAAATTGAATCCATCTTCGCCGAGTTCGAGCGTGTCGATACCGATATCAAGCGACGCGAGCGTATCGAGAACCTGACCGGGCGTGCAGCTGCCGGGGCAGGACGGCGTACCGAAGCCGCGCAGCCGGCCAATGCGGGCAACATTCCATCAGAGCCTGCACAACCGGCACAACCGGCACAGCGCCAGCGCGGCGATGATGGTCTGCGTAATACGCGCTTGCAGACCACGGAAGAAAAAGGCCGCTGGGGCTTCGCGCACTTCGGCGAGTTCCTGCAGTCGGTGCGCGATGCAGAAGTGCGGGGCACAGTGGATCAGCGCTTCGTGCGCAACAGTGCAACCACGATCGGCATTTCCACCACGGGTGAAGATGGCGGCTTTGCCATTCCGCCCGATTGGCGCTCGGACATTATCTCGCTGGTCGAGGGCGAGGACTCGCTGCTCACCCGCTGCGATCAGCAGCGCACCAGTTCCAACATGCTGGTGGTGCCGGTAGATGAAACAGCCCCGTGGCATGCAAGCGGGGTGCGCTCCTACTGGGTGGACGAAGCTGCGGCACCCGCGCAGACCAAGCCCGTGCTGCAACCGCTGTCGGTGCGCGCGAACAAGCTGGCCACGCTGGTGTATCTGACCGACGAACTGCTCGAGGACGGCGCCGCCATGGGTGCCTACGTGCAGCGCAAAGCGCCCGCCGCCATCCAATGGAAAATCAACGACGCCATCATCAACGGCAAGGGTGCGGGTACGCCTTTGGGCATCCTGGCCTCGCCTTGCTTGGTGTCAGTGGCGGCGGAAACCGCACCGGCACAACCGGTCGATACCATCTTCGCGCAAAACATCGTGAAGATGTATTCGCGCATGCACTCCACCTGGAGGCGCAATGCGGTGTGGCTGTACAACCAAGACATCGAGCCGCAGTTGCATTTGCTCAATGCGCGTATCGCCAATGCGGCGGGCAACGATTGGGTCGCCGGTGGCGTGCCCATCTATATGCCGCCGGGCGGGCTGTCCTCTTCACCGTACGGCTCGCTGATGGGCCGGCCCACGCTGGCGCTGGAATCGTGCGCGGCAATCGGTGACGTGGGCGACATCATCTTCGCGAACTTGGGCATGTATCTGGCGCTGGTGAAAACCGGCGGCGTGCGCATGGACATTTCCATCCACGTCGAGTTCGAGAAAGACATCGTCGCGTTCCGCTTCATCACCCGCGTGGGTGGTCAGCCGTGGATCAGCAAGGCCGTGGTGCGCAACAAGGGGCTGTCGCTGTCGCCTTTCGTCACGCTCGCCGCACGCTAACACCCTGACGGAATTTCGGGGGCCCCTTCCTGGGGACCTCGCTTCATCCTTTTCCGATTTTTTCGCTTAGGAGTTCATCATGCTAAACATCAATCCAGCCTCGGCGCTGAAGATCGTCGCGACGATCGATCCTGCGACTATCACCGGCGCAGAGGTATTCTCCGACCCTATCGATATGGGGATTTGGGAATCTGTTATGGCCATCTTGCTGACTGGCGACATTGCCGGCGGCACACTGGACTTCAAGGTGTATCAGTGTCTCTACGATGGATCGTCACCAACTGCGGCGATCAAATCAATCACCCAGTGGGCAACGAGCGCGACGACCAGTGACAACGCACAGGCGATCATGGCATTCCGTTCCGACGAGATGCCTGCTGCAGGCGCGGCGCGTTATTGCAAATTCGGTCTGACCATTGGATCGACCGGCGGCCCAGCTGCAGTTGTGGTGCTAGGCGTAGCCAATCGCTTCTCGCCGGCTGCTGCGAAGGAAACTGATGTTGCATTGGCGCCGTCTCTGGCCAGTGTGAAGGAAACGAAAATCTAACTTTTTAAAAGATCGAGGCCGTTCGCCGGCCGCGAATTCGAGGCCGCAGCGCTTGCAAAGGTGCTGCGGCCTTTCTCATTTTCTGGAGTGCTGCAATGACGAACGCAACGAACAGGAGTGCAGCCGGCGAAAATTCGGACGCTGGGCTGATCCGTCGCCTGAAAAGCGACACCGAGCCGGGGCATGTCTTTGATCACATCATCGAGGACTCAGAGGCCCCGCACATTCACTATGGTTTCGAGTGCACCGGGCCCGTGGAGGAACACCGCGAGCGCTATGTGAGCTTGCGCGACCGCATCGAGCAGGCCAAGAAGGATGGCGTGCAAGTCGCCAAGGAGTTGGTGGACGAGTTCCTGGCTATCCCTGTCGAAAAGAAGTGGGCGGATGGGTTCAAGAACACCGTCACCAATCAAGGCAAGGCGCTGCTGTTGGATGTCATGTTCGGCGGCGGCGTGCAGATCGCGACCTGGTACTGTGGGCTGATCTCTAGCGTGTCCTATAGCGCGACGGCCGCAACCGATACCGCGGCGCAGATCAACGGAACCAACGGCTGGAAGGAAGCGGCTGCGTCCAACGCGCCCAACTACTCACAAGGTACGCGGGTGGCGCTGGGTTGGTCTGCCGCGTCGGGTGCTGGCACGGTCAGCAAATCCACGTCAGGTGCTTCGTCTTTCAGCATCACTGGCGCGGGCACAGTCAAGGGCTGCTTCGTGGTTTCCAACAGCACTAAGGAAGGCACGACCGGCACGCTGTACTCGGCGGGCGTGTTCTCTGGCGGTGACAAAGTCGTCGGTAACGGCGACACGTTGAACGTCACCGGCACGCTGCAGATAACGTAAATGCCTTTCGGCGCGCAACTGAGTGCCGCTCCGGTTTTTGCCGAGGCTGGCAATGCCGGATCGGTGGTGGCTGGCGGCAACATCTTGTCGCCAGCCGCGTTCGCCGACACGGCGGCGTTCGCCCATTCGCATGGCGCGCTTATCTTTCCCAAAGTGTCGTGGACCGCAGGCGAAGGTGCCATTACCTATCGGATGTACGCGGGCAGAAACTCTGGCACCTACGAGGAAGGCTTTCAGGACTGCGGGCTGGTGCTGACCATCAACGTGAGCTGGCTGGCTGCAGGCGATCACTACATCGTCGTGCGGGCGTGGGATGGCACCGCGCTGCCCGACGGCGAGTCGGATGTCTCCAACGAACTTTTGATAACCATCTAACCCATGCGCAAATTTATCTTCCTGCTGCTGCTGTGCTGGGGTCTGTCGGCACAGGCAGCTACACAGGTCAGCTTCGCCTGGGATGCGGCGGCTACCGCCACCAGTTACATCGTGTATTGCGGTAACACCAGCGGCAACTACGGTGCTGGTGTGAATGTTGGCAATGTGCTGGTGTACACCATGCTGCTGGCCAGCGGGAAAAACTATTACTGCGCGGCTTCCGCCGTGAACGCCAACGGCGAGGGCGTCAAGAGCGCCGAGGCCGTGTTCCACATCAAGCCCGAAAAAGTCATCATTCGTCGAGGCCCATGAGCATGCGAAAATTCCTGCTGGCGCTCGCGCTTGTCGCGTGCGCGCTGCCGTCATGGGCGGCGAATCACTACATCCGCCAGGGCGGCAGCGGAAGCACCGCCGGCACGGGCAACTGTGCAGACTGGTCCGCCGCCAATGCTTGCGCCAACGCGCCGGCCACGCTGGTGCGCGGAGATACCTACTACTTCGCGGCTGGCACCTACGGCGGGTATGACTTCACCACGCCCAACAGCGGCACCACGCGCATCACGTGGAAAAAAGCCACCGTCGCCGATCATGGAATCGCCACCGGCTGGCTGGATTCGTATGCGAGCGCTGAGACGTTCTTCAACCGTGGCGGCAGCGTGTTCGTGTGCCATGAAAACGTGGGCTACATCACGCTCGACGGCGTCTACGGGACCAAGGGCGTGACCGGCAGTTTCGGATTTCGCATGCAGTCCACCGACAGCCGCGCCACCGCTACTGCCATGTGGGATGTCTACATGGGCGGACAGGCCTCGTCGATGGGCAACTGCGATGGCTGGACCCTGAACTACATCGATATCGATTGGAACAACGGCACTTCCTCGGGCAGCGCGAGCGGCGGCACACGCGGCATCTGGCTGCGTGGCGGAATCGCGAACGATAACTTCACGCTGTCCAACAGCTGGTTGCATCACAGCTCGGCGTACGGAATGTACGTCAACACGTTCGGCAGCGGCCTGACCATTATCAATTCGCGCTTTTCCAATAACGGAGGCTGCGGCGGCACCAGCTGCCATCATGAAACGTTTTGGATCAATCCGGCCAGCAACGTCGTCATCGATGGCAACGAAATCATCGACACCCTGGTGGGCGATCTGACCGGCTGGCTGATGATCGGCAACGTGACCAACGTTCGCATCTCCAACAATCTTTTCTATTGCACCAACACGGCCATTTGCATGACCGGCGGCAACGGCATCATCGGCACGTGGAGCAGCACGCCCAGCAATAACGGCGTGTACATCTACAACAACACGTTCGCGAATCTGCCGGCGGGCGGCAACTACATCTACATCAACCTGGGCACCAATATTCATTGCGTCAATAACCTTGTGTACTCGGCCGAGTTCAGCTGGACCGGCTGCGGCACGGCCGGCACCTTTGCCAACAACGCTTGCGGCGGGGGCGCAGCGTGCAGCGGCACCACGCCCCAGACCGGGATCACCACGGCGATTTTCCGCGATTGGGCCAACAAGGATTTGCACCTTACGCAGCACACCACCGCCGGCACCAATATGTCGGCAACCTATACGTTGGACAAGGATGGCGTGGTGCGCACCGTGTGGGATCGCGGCGCGTATGAATTCGGCGCGCACTATGTGTTGCAGGGCGCAGGCGGTACCGCCAGCGGTAACGATTGGACCAATGCGTACACCGCGCTGCCGGCATCGCTGCCGCGCGGTCACACCTATTACGTGGCCGACGGCACCTATGGCGCGCATGTGTTCAACGATGCGCTGTCTGGCAGCACGCTGATCTACATCAAGAAGGCAACCGCCGCGTCGCATGGAACGGACGTGGGCTGGACTGCTGCTATGGGCGATGGCGAGGCCATGTTCACGTCGGCCACGCCCGTATGGAGATTCGACACCGGCTACTACGACATCGATGGCGTGGTGGGTGCAGGCAAGGCCAGCACGCCGTATGGATTCCATTTGCGTCCCAGCAGCTCGCGTTGCGTGAATGAGTTTTCCAGCGCCATCATGTTCCAGAACGTCAGCACGCTGGCTGGACTGCGCATCTCGAGGTTGGATGCCGACTGGTTGCCCGCTACCACCAATTGCACCGCGAACGTGCCGGCGCTGCTCACCGCGTTAAGCGGGCCCACCGCCGACATCACCATGGATCACTTGTACTTCCACGACGCGCCCGGCTATGCCATGTATTTCGGCGGCTATCTTGACGCGCCATCGCAAGGCGACGATCACTCGCGCTGGAAAATCCAGTACAGCTACTTTGTCAACCTGGGCGGCGGCGGTGGGCCGGATCACCACTTCGAGCCATTCTGGCAAATGAACGTGAACGATACGGACTTCCGCTACAACTGGCTGGAGAATGAGATCGACGGCACGGGTGCGCAAACCGGGTGGCTGATGATCGCCAAGGCCGACAACTATCGCGTGTATGGCAACGTGTTTACCTGCAGCACGGCGGCCTGCTCGGTGGGCGGCAACGGCGTGATCGCAACTTGGTCGAGCGACAACTATGTGAACAATGGCGTGTACGTGATCAACAACACGTTCGTCAATGTCACGTCCTCCACCATCTGCGACTTCAACGACTGCGGCGCGCGCTTCACGCATAACAGCGCGAGCGATGCGGCCATCGTGTTTAAAAACAATCTGTACTTTAATCCCATCTTCACATGGTCCGGTCTGACCACGCAGGCCTACGAGGCGTGCGGCGGCGGGCAACCGTGCTCGGGCACCAATCAGCAGACCGGCATTCTCAACAGCAAGTTTCTCAACTACGCGGGCGCCAACTATCACCTATCGAGTGCCACCACTGCTGGCGATGCCACCGTGGGCGCGCCCTATAACGTCGATCCGGATGGCGTGGTGCGCGGTGCGGATGGCACCTGGGATCGCGGTGCCTTCGAATATGCGGGCGGCGGCGGTGGTGCGCCTCCGCAGGTGCTCAACTTTAGAAAGACGGCGCCCTAGCCATGGCCTGGAGCGATACAGGACGCAAAGCGTTCAACCCGCAAGGGTCCAATCAGACCAATGCGGTGGCGCTGGCGGGCACTGCAGCTGGAAGTCTGATTGTCGGCGGCGTTTCTTTTTGGAATGCAACGACACCCGCACCGGATGGCGACATCAGTGTATCGGACAGCGTCAACGGGGCGTGGGCGTCTGGCGGAGGCGAGGCGTTCTACAAAATCGCTGGCGGTGGCGCGCATCAGGCCTGTGCGTTGTTCTATCTGAAAAACAACGCCGGCGGCGCGCTCACCATCACCTTCACGTCGGCCGCAGCCAACTACGATTGGGATGTGTTCGTGCATGAGTTCGCCGGCAGCGGCGCGGGCACTGTATTGAGCGGGACACCCGTGACGGCCACTGGCACCAACACCACACCGGACACCGGCAATCTGGTGCCTACGCACCAGAATGTTTTGCTGGTGGCCATGCTGGGCGTCAACAGCAGCGGCGCGCTGACAGAGAATCGACTGGGCGAGGGCTTTACGCTCAGCAACGAAGATGAAGCCACCATGCAAATGGGCTCGCTGGTTTACAAAATCATTTCGGGCAACCCGGGCACGGTCAAAGAAACCTGGACCAGTGCATCGGGTTCGGATTGGGCTGCCGGCATCGCGGCGTTCGCATATCCTGGCGCGCCCGCTGTAGGCGGCGGGGGCTCTCCTGGCAAATTAATGTCTCTCGGGATCGGGTGAAACCATGGCTGACAATTTCCAAACCAATACCGGTAGCGGCGGGCCAACATTTGCGAGCGATGATGTCTCGGCGATTCAGTATCCGCGCGTGAAGATTTCGGTTGGGCCTGACGGCGTTGCGCAGGATGGCTACACGCCGTTTCGCATCGTTAGTCTGGCCACCACCAACTTGGGCGTCATCAAGGCCTCGTCCGCCGAGCTGGGGTTTCTGTGGGCGGTCAATCTCAATGCGGCGGTGCGCTACCTGAAGCTCTATAACAAGGCCAGCAACCCAACGCTGGCCAGTGATACGCCCGTGTGGACGCTGCCCATCCCTGCAAGTGCGACCGGCGCGGGCTTCGTGCTACCCATTCCAGAAGGCGCGCTGTTCGCCACTGGACTGGCCTATGCAATCGTGGTGAACGTGGGCGACACCGATGCGACGGCGGTCGCCGCGAATGAGATCATCGTCGCCGGCGGCTACGCCTAAAGCGATAGACCATGGCTCAAGCACCGGCACCACTGCCACACCTGGGGCTGGTGCTCGGAACGTGGGCAGCCAGCGTTAGCGAAACTGCAGGCACCGCCAGCGACAGCGTCTCCGCTGCCTGGATCGCAGGCGTTGTGTTCGGCGATAGCGCGACTGCGGATGTCATCGTCTCGCGCGGATTCATTTTCAATGACACGTTTTCGGAGTCGCTGAGTTCCACCAGCGGTGACAGCTTCACCAATCTGGTTACATTCGGCGGCGTGCTCAGTGAAACAGTTGCTGCAGCCGACGTGCCGGCCGTTACCGGCAGCATGGGCATGGCATTCACCGACAGC